GTGAAAGTTGTGAAATAGCGATACCATTTGTGCATGGCAAGTATCACACAATACAGAGGCAAGACGTGGCGGGCCGTCGTGCGCCGAACAGGCTTCCCGGTCCAGTCAAAAACCTTCGACAAGAAGAGTGATGCTCGGGCCTGGGCGGCGTCCATTGAATCTCGTCTTGGCGTGGGCACGCAGGACCGGCTTCAGCTGAAGCAGGCCACTGTGACCACATGCAAGGATGTGTTCCAGCGCTACCTAGATGAAGTCGGGGTGAACCAGAAGGGAAAGAACGCCACCAACATCCTGAGGCGGCTGATGCGCGATGCGGCATTTATGCGAACGCGCTTTGACCGGGTGACGGCGAACGATATCCGCGACTGGCGTGACGCAAGGGTGTTGCAGATCAAGCCATCAAGCGTCCACCGGGAACTGAATACACTCAGTGGGGTGTTCACGCATGCGATTAAAGAGTGGAGTATGCTGCTTCCAGCAAACCCATGCAAGTCTGTCAGCCGGTTTAAGGGCGCGGATGTACCCAGAGAAAAGGTGTGGCGCCCACAAGATGTGCAGGCGTTCCTGAAGGCGGCAAAGTGGCAAGAGGATGTGTGCCCGGTAACCGGCAGGGACTACACCGGGTGGGCGCTGTTGCTTGGCGTGGAGACTGCGATGCGGATGGGGGAGATGTGCTTACCCACTGTGGCTGACTTCCATCGGGAGCTCCGGTTTGTCCACTTGGAGGATACAAAGAACGGCGACAGTCGGGATGTGCCGCTGTCCACCAAGGCCATGGCCATCATGGATATGCTGTGCGCCGGGAAGAGATTGGATGACAAGATCATCCCAATAAATGCAAACACGCTGGGTGAATACATGCTGGATGTCAGGAAGACATGCGGCCTTGAGCACCTAGTCCAACATGATGCCCGTCACACAGCCGCCACAGCATTGAGCAAAAAGCTGCCCAATGTGTTGGAGCTTGCGGCTGTTACCGGGCATCGATCACTCAAGAGTTTGAAGCGGTATTACCACCCAGACCCTACTGAGATGGCTGGGAAGTTAGGGTAGCCACGTTCGCCATCTCCTTTGCCATGTTGAGCAAGGCAATGAATTGTTCGTGCGGCAAAACTGCTTTGGACGCCGCGACAAAACACTGCGACAACGCTTGTTGCTCAGAAGCTTTCCTAACTCTATTGATTGCGCCTATTTCATTCTGAATGTTTTGAGATTCCTGCCAAAGCCTTTTGGCTTTTAGCTGTATTTCGTTGAATTGTTTTACTGGTGCGAAGCGTCTTTTGGTCTTGGCATCGCCCACCATTTCCCTGATGGCCGCCTTGCACTTCGCAACCTCAATGTCAATTTTTATTCTTTCAGCCTGCAGTGATTCGATTGTTTTCATTGCGAGGCTCCAGACGGTCGTCCACGCTTGCTTGGCACATCCTTGACGGGCCGGAAGCTGTTCACCCAATCAATCACCACATCCTCCAGGAACATGATCTTGCGAGAGCCTGGCAACATCAGGCGCGGCGGAAGCGACTCTGGATTGCGCGTGACATCGGTTCGCAGGGTGGCTAATGATTTGCGCGTAATGGGGATCAGGTACTCAAGGCCGACAATTTTTGGCAGTGCGTTTGATTGCATGGTCATACCCCGGAACTTCCAAAGCCACCAGTTCGGCTGGTCTCATCCAACTCATCGACGACCACGAACTGCATCATCTGCGCCGTCTGCACCGGTATCAGCATGCCCTGTGCAATGCGGTCGCCTGGCTTGATCCAGCATGCATAGCCATCTTCGGCTTCAATATCCGATACCAGCTTGACCATGATCTCTTGCCGAAAATCAGCATCGACTACCCCTACCGCATTAGCTAGGCGGATGCCGCTCTTGAAGGCCAAGCCGCTGCGACCGTAAATCATCAACGACCAGCCGGATGGAACTTCCATGGCCCATCCGGTGCCAACAATAACCGGCATGCCGTGATCGCACATGGCTGGTGACTCAATCCCATTGATGGTGCATGCATACAGATCAAAGCATGCGCTGCCTGGTGTGGCGAAAGATGGGATTCTTGCGTGGGGGTGAAGGCGTTTGAGCTTCATTGTTGATCTCCGAAGAAAGCGTTAAAGGTGATTGGTGCGATTGGGCGAAGGGCGTCAAGGGCTTGCTGGGCGATGATGCGATGCTCTTTTTGGGTGGATACGTCGGTCCTGACCTGCAGGTAATGCAGCCAAGAGCGCAGCGTGCCAGTCATGTACATGCGGCTGGGCGTCAGGCCTTCAGGCAACAAGGCGCGGGCCTGCTCCTTGGCGATGCCCATCTGCAATGCTTTTTCATAAAACTCCAGTCCGTTTCGAAGGTGCTCCTTTTGCACATTCACCCACCAGTTTTTTAACCCTTGGTCCGTGGTTTCAAAGCTGTTCTGCCGGTTCTTGGTATCCTGCACCCGGCACTCGCGGAACTCGGCTTGCGGCAGCTTGTCGTATGACTGATACCTGCCACTGAACTCCTGAAAGCTGAAAGACTTGTGCCGCAGAATTTGGCGACCGATGTCTCGTGTGGTGGTGATCTCAATGCAGGCCGAAGCCATCTCAAACACAGAGAAGTGGTGGTGGTCGGCGCAGTATTTCAGCAGCTTTCCGACATCCGGGTTGTCCTGGTTGGCTGGGTTTGACACCCTGGCGCAGTAGCCAACAACCGCATCTGCATCGGGCGTTGCCCAAATCAATTTCACTGACATGTGTATTCCCTTTGTAGTGTTTGCTCTTTGATGAGAGGCTCATTTGCTGGAGCTCTGGTGTTTCTTGATCTATCTGGCCACTCATGTTTGCGCATGACCATCGCCACATCAATGCCAAATCTTTTGATGCGATAGGCGAGTGCATCCTTGGTTATGCCTAGATCAGAGGCCCAGTCCTTGAGACACTGCGTTTTCCCATTCCATGTGATGTGAATAGTTCTCCTTGTATTCCTAGCCTGCTGCATGGAGTCGGCCCAGCAGCAGTTGCTTTTTGAGTACCCTAGGTTTACATCATTTCTCTCAAGCGTCTTGCCTTCTGGCCTCTCTCCCATATCGGTTAAGAACACCTCAAAAGAATCCCATTCTTTAGCGAGCGTAATTCCTCTTCCTCCATAATCTTTGAAGTGGTTGTTTTTCGGATTTAAGCAGCGCTCTCTCATGCCCCTCCACGACTGATGGGTTGGGCTTCCTGACATTCCGTGCGAAATATTGAGCGACTTAGCGTGCTCCAAGTGCAGGCACCCACATGACTTAGTAGACTGATGCCGCAAGCTCATGGAGCTAATTACTTTCTCATTTCCGCAATCGCACACACATCTCCACATTGGGGAGGAGTGCTTCTCTGACCACCCGTCTGTATGCATTGCCTGCAAACGTCCAGACCTCCACCCAGACATATCCATTAATAAGACAGACATACAACCTCCACACCAGCTTCGTTAAACATTTGTATAGCAAGATGATTGCTTTGGAGCCATTTAGACCCATCTCTTGGAGGAGGTGCTATCACTTTTCTGATCCCAGCGTTAATGATTAATTTTGCGCATTCTCCACAAGGAAAGAGGCCAGAAACAATCAAGGTTGACCCATGCAACCTATGCCCTGCGCGAGCAGCCTGGGCAATGCAGTTTCCTTCAGCGTGTGCTGAAAAGTTGATTTTAGTTTGCCATTCGCACAACCTTTCGGGCAAATCAAGGACACCCCGAGGAAACCCGTTATACCCAACAGACAGGATCACCCCGTCATCATTAACAGCAATGGCGCCGACCTGTGTGTTCGGGTCTTTCGACATGGCCGCCACCGCCTTGGCGATACCTATAAATTTGTGCGGGTTCATTCCATCTTTCCTTTTGCTTCCAGTAGTGTTTGACGCACAGACACCAGCACCTTTGCCGGGTCTCCGGCACCATGCTTGATAAACATGCGAATGTCGTTCAGAGCCTGGTCAATCGCCAACCATGCATCCGGAGCAAAGTGGGCTTGCTGGAAGGCATCCTGGTCTTCCGGCATTTGGTAGGTGACTTGCAGTGTGATCATTTCATCCCCCTCACATCTTTCTCAATAGCCCGTGCAAGCAACAAGTCATATGGCAGGGGCACGCAATGAAGTTGCTTTATGACGATTGACTTGATTTCCCCATCCGTCAGCGGCACATAGTCAGGCTCTGCATCAGCCTCTAGCATGTCTAAGGCTCTATGAAGGGTTTCAGATAGCTTCTCATAACCCATGCCATTTGCCCACCCAATGTGGCCTGAGATAAGGTGCAACAACTCAGCCCGTTCACCTGTCGGTTCACCCTCTGCCAGTGCAGCACGCAAAGATTCAATAGCTGCATCTGCCGCTTCTTTTTGGAATGCATATCTATGGTCAGCGGATAGCAGCGCATCCAGCGCCATTTTCATTGCTGCCTTACTCATTTTGTTTTAATCCTGTTCTCGTATATAAACACAACCAGATCAATGATCAGCTTCCCGGCCATAGCAGTGACTGCTGGGCTGTGGCCCTTAGCCAGAACCAGCATCTTCTTTGCCAGTGCTGCGGCCTTGTCCTGCTCCGATTTAGCTAGTGGGTAGTCGCTCATTCCCAAGTCCTTATTAGCGCCGCTATAGAGCGATGCTCCTTCACTGCATTTGCAGCCTCATCAAAAGCCAACTTGCGAACCAGTCGCACAAACTCAGTCAACTCGTTTGGATAAAACATTACAAGCGACATCGGATCGCTTTCGTCTGTGTCGTAGTCGCCGCCCGCTTGCTTTGCTGCGGCTTTGATTTGTTTTGGTGTCATATCAGTTTCCTTATTACGTCAGCACAATGCTTGGTGGCACTTATTGCGACACCGTACCTTGGCAAATATCCTGTTGAGACATGCAGGCAAACTTCAGCAGCATCTTCCAAAGCCACCTTGCGGGAGGCTTGCCAAACCGCCCAATCTGACCGGATGGTCATGTGTATGTAATCGCCTGTGTTGCCGCTAGTGAACTCATCTGGCTCAAACCCAAATGAGGAAATTTCAAAAGACTCAAACTCGGCTCTTGATTTGTTAGTCATGGCTGCCCCTTCTGTGCTTTCAGCATTGCTGCGCGGCATTCATTCCACCCAATAACCCAAAACGCCTTGTCGTTGGTGTTGAGGCAACCCGGTGCCATCTGGATATGCGCGGGTTCGGGAGCAGGCTGCGCACCTGCTGCGAGGTAAACCATTGTTCCTGGCGATAGTGCATTGTGTAGCTGCAAAAGTGCGTAGTGCAGTGGTAGGCCTTCGTCGTCGGTTGTGCCCTCACAGTCGCATACGGCAGCCACTGGCTCCTGCTGCTTGAGTGCAGCGAGTGCCAACCTAGCGTTATACAGCTCAACATGCTGACCGTGAGCCAGGGTAGTCACGCGGTCAAGCTCTGCCCGGAGTTCGTCAATCTCCTTCTCCATGTGCTCTCGGATGTTTACCATTCCAGCATTTGTGCAAATACGTTCTTGCCAAGTCTTGATAGTCATTTGGTTTCCCATTTCATGGCAGCATCTACGGCTGCATCAAACGCTTCACCACTTGCACCAGTAAAATCACATTCACCGAAGCGAATTGCACGGTACCTTGCCGCATCAAGAGCAAGCCCAACCTGCTCACGGGTCAGGCCCTCAATCGTCAGCTTGTCGTTGTCAATCCTCAGAGTCGCCGAAAGCAACTCGTTTTCAAGGCGCTCTACCTCTTTCGCCAGACTCTGCTCCAGCGGGGTTACGTTTGTGATCATTTCAACTCCTTAGCCAATTCAAACAGGCGCTCTTTGTCTGTGGGCGAGATAGTCCCTCTGAGCCAGTAGGTGTCGGCCATCAGAAAGTCAACTGCAATGTTGACGCTTTGTCTGGCGGTGGATGGATCGTCGGCCAGTTCTTCCATCATTACCTCAATCTTTTGACGCGGGGTCTTTTTCCACCGCGAAGCTGCTCCACGGCGTGACCTCCTGCGTCTTGATTTGCAGTCTGCGCTGGCAGTCAACGCATGTGACGTGTAACTCGGTGCCAAACGGCACCAATCTGTAATGCCCGGTGCAGCGGCTTACGTCATTAGCGAGTTGCATACGCATCCTTCTTTGCTGCCGTCATCTTCTTTGCTTGCTCGACCCGCATTGCCCTGATGCGCTCTTTGTCGTACGCCATGTCCAGCACCTCCAGCGTTTTCCACTTGTGGCCAGCAACGCACTTGTACCGGCGCATCATTTGGCCTTCTGGTGATCTGCGTGATTCACTTATGAGGCCCTTTGCGTCACACGTCGGGCAGTTCATTGTGTTGCCCTCCCATATGGTGTGCGAAAGTACCGCACTTTGTCGATAGTGTCGATGTGGACGTTGTACTTCGCAGCAAGAAGTCTGCGCGTTTCTCCGGAAGCAAAGAGCAGCCTGATTTTTTCAGCCTCTTCCGGCGTGATCTTCGGTGTCCTGTACAACGGGACTGGGCTGCAAGGAGCGCATGCAGGCCATGGGGCTCCAGGGGCTAAAACAGTCTTAATCATTTATCACTCCGTGACATCAACCATCCAACAAACAAAATCAACCCTCCGAAGCCTGCAGCAATCAGACCCAAAAGTACGTTAAGTCCATTCATACCAACACCGAAAGCCCAACACCTGCGAGCACCGACCCCGCCAAGCGGCACAAGTCATCGATGTATGCGTATGGCTGCGCCTCTGCCAAAGGCTCAGTGGGGGATGGGTACATCTCAGATGTGTCCGTTGGTTTGCGTAAGGTTCCGCGCCGGTAGTAGTTGTCCCAATCGGTTGGTTTAAAACTCATTTCATGCCCTTCCTGGTGATCTTGATCTGTACGGGTGGAGAACTCCAGCGGAGTCAAGGCTTGGAAGCGCAAAGGCATCCATGGCACCTGGCCTGTGTGTACACGCTCGCAACTCTTGACCGTCATAGGGTGGCTTGTCAAAGGTGTTGAACGTGGGTGGTGCTACCGGTATTTGCTTTGAACCTCTGCGTAAAGGTTCTGCAGCTGCGGCAAGCTCGACTTGCTGATCTTCTTGGTCGTTTGTGTGTGCCATGTTCTGAACTCATTAACTCCGTTGATGCTGGCTGATGCGATGTTTTTAGGTATGCGGCGCAGCAAGTCAGTGATGGCCTGGGTGAGTTGCGCCTTGTCCATCAGGTGGCTAGGTCTGCTTGAGCGATTGCGCTGCGACTGGTGTCACTGAGCTCTTCGGTTGCCAACTCAATCTGGATGCCGTCACGCGCCATGGCGTAGATTTCGTGCTGTGCTGGGATGTCGACGGAATACTCTTTTCTGGCAACGTAAGAGCGTGCAGCAGCCTGGTTGGTGGCTTCGATCAGCCGGGTTTGACCGGTGGATTGAACGCGATAGAGACGGGTTTTGTTAGCCATAAATTCCTTTTGGTGGTTGCTGTTTGATGACCTGTATTATGCCATACGGCAAACAAAAGAGCAACAGTTTATGCTGCTCTTTTCACAAAATTACGACAATTCTTCGATCAGGTCTTGCACCAGGTCGTTGATCTCAGTCGTGGCGATGTAGGCCGATGCCTCGAACGCATCCTGGGCCTCATCGATCTCTGGTTGGTCGATGAACTCGATCTTGGACAGGCTCATGTCGTCGTTCAAGACGAAGTAAACCCGGTCACCCCAGAGGAAGCCAAGACTCTTTGGCGTCATGCCACTCACGATGTGATCCACGACCTCCGGGATGTCCAGGTTGTGTTTGATGTACTTGACTTTGGTCTTGGATTCGTCTGTGGCAATGAGCTCGCAGTCGATCCCAACGTCCATGCATGACGGCTCTGCTTGACCTGACAGCCAGCTTGTCATGGCAGCCGTAGGCTGAATCATCAGAGACTCCAGAGCCAGTCCGGTGATCGTGTTGACCAGAGCAGTAGCCACCTCGGCCGCACGCTTTGGCGCTGCATCCACGATGACCATCTGCTTGACCGGGTCGATCCAGCACTTGGTGGCGGTTCGGGCCGGGAAAGCCGTGAGGGTCAGGTCGCGCATCACGTCGGCCTTGATCTCGGCTTTGCGAGCCTTGTTTGGCTTGCGACCGGTGAGTGCCTCGCTGTCCTTGCAATACTGGGCGACCTTGCGCTTGACGATGTCGGCCGGGATGCGCTTGACCTCAGTGGTGTACTGCATGATCAACTGGCCGTTGAGTGATTCGCACATCTCGCCATTGTTTGGTGCGGTCCATCCGGCACTGGCTTCCTGGCTTGGCATGCAGGGTTGAAATGCGGACGCCTGGAGCGCTTCAAGCAAGTTGAAGTCAGCAGCGGGAAGGGTGGTGGCTTTGAAAATGGTGGCTTTTGAGATCATGATGGTCCTTATTTGCGAATTTGGGCCAATGCCCTGGTCAAATCCATGCTTGCGCGTTTAACGGCGCCTGTGTGTTTAGAGCCCGAGTAGTAGCTGTACTTGGTGTTCTCAGTGGTGTCGTGTTTCTCAAGCTCCTTGACTGCGTCGAGAAACCGCAGTGCTTCGGACTTGGCTTTTTGAAAGTCGGTGTGTGTCATGCGCAGGCCAAACAGAATGCGCGGCTCTTCATAGGGTCACTGAATGGAATGTCATCGTCCATGTCATTGAAACTGCCACGGTTGGCCGGGGCTGCCTCTTGTCGCTGCGGAGCCTGCTGGCGATTTGGTTGTTGGACTGGGCGCTGCTGCTGTGGCGTCTGCTGCTGACCCTGTGGCTGGCTATCCTTCTTGCCACCAAGCATGGTCATGGACGTTCCGCGAATCTCGGTCGTTGTCTTTTCGACGCCATCTTTGTCGTTGTACTTGCGTGTCTTGATCGACCCTTCGATGTAGATCATGTCGCCCTTGCGAACGTACTCGCCACACACTTCGGCTTGACGTCCAAAGAAGCTGACACGGTGCCACTCTGTGCTCTCGGTCATGGCGCCTGTATTCTTGTCCTTCCACTTTTCGGATGTGGCGATGGCCAAGTTGACGGCTGCATCGCCGTTTGGCATGTAGCGAATTTCCGGGTCTCTGCCAACTCTTCCGAGAATGATTGCTTTATTTACTGATGACATGATGTTTCCTTTGTGGTTGGTGAAAATTGGTGGGGCGAACAGCCTGGGACTGCTCGGGTCTTTGGTCCCTTCGTCGCCCCGTATTGGTCAGGCTGCCTGCTTGACGAAATTCTCCCGAAGGTACTGCAGCACTTCTTGCATTCCGCCTTCCGACAGGTCGTCCAAGATGTTGTCGACCAGTGACCGGGTGGATGCGCGTGGGCGTGCAATCTCAGTCACGCGGCCGACTGGAATCTGCGCCTCTGACCATGCCTTTTGAACTGCAGGCTGGTCAACAGCAATCTTGGTCATAAACGAGGCAGGCTGAGTGGAGTCGGACTCCACCACGATGGCTGGGAACGTCGTGGTTTGCTCTTTATTGCGCTCGGCCTGATCCGCCCGGTCCGCTTCGCGTGCGGCCGCCAGATCAGCTGCTGCCTTGGCTTCGGCCTTGACCCGCTCCTGCTCTGCAATGCGTGCGGTCTCGGCTGCAATGCGCTCGGCTTCCTTGGTTTGATGCTGAGCCACGCGCTGGCTGACAATGGCAGAGAAGTCGTCATTGGCCTTGTGAACCAACACAGGAAGATCGGAGAACAGGAAGTGGTAATCTTTCAAGCCATCGGCTTGCAAGTTAATACTGATGCGGTCAGCGTCGGCGTTTGCGGCAATCTTGGACTGGGCCAACAGGGTGTCGCAGGCTTCGTGCAGGCTGGCCACGGTGCGCTTATTCTTGACGGCCAGGGCAAAGTCAGGGTACTGGACCGAAAGGTAGTTGGTGCCGATGCGCTTGTTCAAGTCCGCAATGTGGCTGGCGTACTTGTTCTTCGATTCTGCAATCAAGGTCAGCTTGATTGAATCCTTTTGTTCCTTGACAGCCTTCTCCAGCTTCAGACCCATGGCGTCAAACTTCACCGCATAGGATTCCAGCGTGCGGATGGCGTCAGAGATGCTGGCCACCTGGTCGATGACCTCCTTGGCCTTGGCTTTCAGAGCCTTGGCGGCCGACCGGCTTAGCTTGGCGTTGGACTCACCATGGGCAAAGTCTTCATCGGTCTTGAGCTCGGTCTTGACGGTGCTCAGGAACAGGTCAAACTTGGGTGTGACGTTATCCAGATTGGAAGACGACAGGCTGCCGGTGACGTTCAGTACAACCACTGGGAAGCTGACTTCCTGGGTGACTTTGATCGGCTCCACGATCTCGACGTGCTGGTAATTGGCCAGGTCTTCGCGGAATTGCTTCCAGCCAGCGATCAAGGCAGCACGGCGCTCTGGGCGCGAGACGTACCAGCAGCCATGGGTATTGGCTACCGTGCCATCTGACGTGGTGAAGTACGCCTTCTCTGCGCCAAACACCAGCAGCTGCTGCTCAAGCTGCCAGTAATAGTGAGCCGACAAGTCTTCAGCTTTGACCATCGCCACCACGGTTTGGTTCAATATCTTGTTTTCCCAGATGATCGTATGGTCACTGAAAATGCCATCAAGACTTGCCAGTATTGACATCCCATCAATAGTGATACGACCTGTCTTTTGAAGCAAGTCTTCCATGAACTTAGCCTCAATGATGGGCTTGGTCGCGGCCTCAGCGCGGTGACCTGCGTCAAATCGCTCCTGCTGATCGCGGCTAACTTCAGGCACGATGCCAGTGGACTTCTGCTGCAGAAGCTGGTTTCTGGTGATGAACTTGTGCTCGCCCATCATGGCAGGTGCCTCTGATGCCGTGAAGCTGTTGGCTCGCTCAATCTTCCATTGGTCGGAGCCTTGCTCAAGGTCCAAAATTTCTAAGTTTTCCATGACTTCTCCTTATTTACAGTTGGCGATACGTTGCTCTTGTGCCGGTGTCAGGCTGGCACGCTTTGAAAGAAAATCAAGCATTGACTCTGCTGTTTTCTTTTGGGACTTGATGGCTCCTTCCCACGCCGGGAACAAGTCTTCAAACTCCTTGTCGGTGTAGCCTGGCAGAGTGGTTGGCGCCTGCCGAGGATTGCTTTGTGTCTGACGATCCGGCTCCGGCTGCCAGCCTTGTCCGTCGTCGTCAGGCAAGTCCATGGTGGCCAATCCGCATGCAGCAAGCAGCGTATATCTTTGCAAATATGACTGTGCGCTGGCAATCGCCTGGATGCTGTTCTTCTTGCCGCTGATGTCCGGTGGAGACTGCAGGCTGGTGGACTCGCTGTGGCCCATACGGTGGGTGATCTTGCAGAACACGGTGATCATGCCGTCAGCTTGCTTAGTTTCCCAGCTGTGGCTGAAACCATGACGGGCCAGTGCATCCACAATGGCCTTGGCGACATCACCGATGGTGGCGTGCATGTATTCCGTGCCAGAGAAAGCGACCAGCTTGGTCTTGTAAATCTCGGGCGGGTTCAGCTTGAACGCAGCCATGTCGGACACATAAGCTTTACGAGCCTCAAGAGCCTCCCACTCTTTCTGCAAATCCATGATCCCGCGCAGGGACTCGATGGTCATACCAGCATTCAAAGCTGCAATGGCATTTGCCATTGGGCCTTGGGCAACAGCGATTTCGCGCTGCTCGACTTGGGTGATTGCATTCATTTCAGACTCCTACTTGGTTGACAAAAGTATACCATAAAGCAAACACAAAGACAACAAAAAGATTATTGTTGTGTGTTGTTTGCTGGCGAAAGTGCTGCCCACGCCACATGCACCGACTCCGGCTGCAGGTGTTTGTTGATGCGTTCGGCGGCATCGAGTGCCCGGTCGATGGCGACTGTGTTGATTGGGTCGTATCCCCGGCCGATCATGGAAGCACATGCAGAGAGTCCACCGCGCAAGACCCGGATGTCCGGTGTGCTGCGGTCGGCCTCAGTGCCCTTGCGGTGCTGCCACTCATGTGCAAAGCCGATCACCGCCAGGGTCAGGTGAAGCCCCTCCATCAGGTCGCTGCAGTCCTCGCCTTTGGCGGCCATGTAGATGGCAATCTTTTGATTGATCAGAGCGCTGCGAAGCCTGACCCGAGCGGCTTCCCGGGCGACTGCCTGGATGACTGGGTTGCCTTTGTTACGCTTCATGCTGGCCTCACCAATCCTCTGGCGAACAGTTCGCCAATCGTTGACCGGTGCGCCTGCTCCCATGTGTCAATGCGCTCCTGCCTTGAAAGGTTCTTTCCGCTATCGATCTCCACATGGCATGCTGGACAGATGGCAGCCACGCGCCACGGGTAGGACTTGAGGCTCATGCCCTTGCCATCGCGGCTCTGGTTTGAATGCGCGACTTGCACGCCGTCACGGCCGCAAACCTGGCAAGGCAAGGTAGCGACAGCGGCGAATAGCTTCTTCTGGTCTGATGGGGTTGGCATCTGGTATTTCATCTCGCAGCCTCGTATTCACGCTGCAGACGAATCATGCGAGAAAGCACCATGCAGGCGACAGTTTCATCACGATAAAATTTCCGCCACCAAGGAATTTCTGCGTAAGCCATCATCATCCAGATGAATATCTTCTCTCCGTAATAGACTCCGGACGAATCACTAGCCAAGACTATAAACGCCATGGCTATCTTGCGCTCAAACAGGTCGCACCTCTTTAGCATCAAGTCAAATTCACTAGGCTGTTCGGTCTTCATGCATACCTCAATATCTGTTCAACCAAGTTGCGCAGCTGCTTCTCGGTCATGGTTTTGTCGTAGACGTGTTTCAGTGCGCAGTTAATCAAGTCTGAATAGATCACTTCAAACTCTTCCTGGCTACACTTGGCGAATGAGAGTGACTTGGCGATCAGACGAATCTTCCCGTCAATACTGAAGGTCACGTCATAGTGGCCAGCCAAAACAACAAACTGCTCACGATAGGTATTGAAACTGGGCTTGGCTTGGATGCCCTTGTACTCAGCGGCGCCAATGTTCTCGCAGAACTTCTCGTAGCACAGCTGCAGAAGGGAAAATGCTTTGCGATGGAATTGGCTGTTGCGCATCACGGTGAAGTTTCCCCTGATCGTCTCACCAGTTTTGAATCGGCCGAGTTTTTCAAGTTCATCTTCATTGGCCGGGAGTAGGGCGCCACTGGGGGACTTAGTGAGAAGCACCTCCATCAGGTGGCTTCCTTATAGAGGAGTGAAATCACCTTGAACGACCAGCTGTGCGCCAGGTCACGAATCACAATGCCCTCGCCATGCCTGCCGTTGGGGTACTTCACCTCGGCCAGCTTGCGCAGCTTCTCCGGGTCCGAGTAACCGCCTTCGCCCATGAACAGGACCGGTGCCTGCGGGATGCCAATCAAAGCGCAGGTGGCGTCCAGTTGTACCTGCCCGTGCTTGCGGTGCAGCAGATAGTCATACAGCGTGAAGGCTCGACCCTCAACATCCTTTAAACCCATTGGGTTACCCTGGATGCCTGGCCCAACCACTTCAAACTGCAGGGCGCACCCAGAAGGCAGGCCATTCCAGTCGTACTTGCGGGCAGCCCTCCAGTAGCTGTTGCCTGCACCGGTCGCGTTGAACTCTTTCAATTCCCAGTTGCGGCTGGCCACATGCAATCCATCTGCATCCCTCCAAACAGTGCAGCTTGAGCCGTCGCATTTGAGGCTTGCGCACCAGCTGTCTTCATTCAGCCTCTCAACCAGTTCCGGAACGGTCTGAAAGTTGGGCTCATCCGTCTTCGGAATGAACGACGGGAACGCGCCGACTGCATCACCACCCAGGCTGGCTGGCAGTGGCTTGTGGTGCTTGGTCACGCCCAATGCTTCGGTCAGGTCGGTGCCCACCGGCATCTCTGGCGCACCTGGCACGATGACGCATTCGGATGGCACGCCTTTGAAGCGACTCATGCGAACACGGTGGTGGTGCTTCTCCATGAATGCCCAGCGCTCACCGGGTGGAAGGATGGCATCCTGCAGGAATACGGTGACGAGCTCGCCAACCTGGTGATCCAGGCCGACCACACCAATCCATTTGCCTGCGTCACCGCAAACGACGGTGGCTTTCTTGATGCGGTCGGCGCCCTCGATGTCTTCGATGCTGATTAACTTTCCGATGACTGCTAACTTAGCCATGCGTGAGCTCGCTTTCTTTGGTGGTTTGTTTAAGTGGTGGTGCCTCGATATGCTGCAACCAACTGGCCGAGAAGTCAGCAACACCGGTTACGACGTAGGTGCCTGCATCTGTCATCTGCTTGATGCCGTGACCGGTACAGCGCCAGATGTCGCCGTGTTGGCTGTGCTCGCCCTGGCGCATGCCTGCGGTGACAGTCAGGCCCAGGTTGGGGCTCTTGTGTCGAGCCAGGCCGCCGACTACCAAGCAGCGGTCACCGGATTGAATGGGTCGTTTCATGGCTTATCCTTTTTGTTTGAAAAAATCACACCGCCACAAGACGGTCTTGCACGGCTGAAACCCCTTGACCTTGCTGGCCCTGCGCTCGTTGCAGTAGTCGTCCTTGAGGTGGGCACAGGCCAGGCAGATGCGACGGTCATCCGCAGGGTCGCGGTCTCGTAGCAATAAGCGCCAAGCCAAATCCTCTGCCAGTAATTCGCTGGTGTATTTGGCAAAGACCCGGGACCGGGCTGCGTATAGCTTGTGCTCATGCTCGGTCACGCTGCCTTGCGTTTCGTCTGATTGATCCATTTGAGGAGAAGTTGTGAGGCTCTGAACGTCCCCAATTTGCGATGTGTGTCGTTCCAATCGGCCCCGCCAGCTTGATCAGATAGCCAGTAGGGCAGGCCGGTCGCCTTCGCCGCTTCTTCGCCAGCACCGCCATCGTCATGGTCAGCAATTACCAGTCCACTGTGCGCAAGGCGCTTCAGATTTGAAGCGCTGAAACAAACATGAATCCGATATGGCATCCTCAGGGCTTGCAGGCAGAGCTTTAGACTCCAGCCAGTTGCCCAGCCCTCTGTCCAAAAATCCGGCCCGTGAGCGTCGAAGATCACCTCTGCCTTGGCTGTGATGCCATCCTTGAGAAATTTCTTCTCACCGGTCTTGTCTATCATTTGAAGACTGGACAACTTGCCACCGATCCGCATTGGAATGCAGAGCAGGTTGGTTTCGTCGTCCGGCCGCCAGACCAAGCCTTGCAGTTCTGGGAAGCCACGGCTCCATAAGTAGGCATGAGTTTCGCTCTGACACTGGCTCAGTATCCACTCGGCCTTTTGCGCAGCCCGTAGACCCCTCCTGATGCGATCCTGAGCCTCTTTGGACTGGCGCTCCTCCATCTCTTTGCGGCGGGCGTCAAGCTGGGCAGGGGTGGGGCGTTGGTAACCCTCATCACGCCACCCGTTTTGGCGGGCTTCATGAAGAAGAGTGCCCAAGGTCACCCCCGATCCACGGAAGGAGCGCCACACAGAGAGTGCGGTGGATTCTTTGAAAGAAGATGCCTCACGTGACCAATCCATCCACGTCTCTCGGCCAGAATCTCCGAACTCAGACTGGATGGCAAAACCCATGTTCACCCAAGTCTCACGGTCAGACGAATCAATGAAGGTCAGCGCAGATTCAACTCTGTTGAGGTCATTCATGCTCGTCCTCCTTTGGCCATGCCTTTTGCATAGGCAATGTTCCTTGACGTAACCCACGACGCTACAGCAGCGGTTGGCTGCTTAGGTGCTGGCCGGATGTCTGGCGGTGTGCTGTTGAACTTCTTTTGGTACATGTACCATGCAAACCCTGGCTTTTTCCCGCGCTCGATCTCGTAGCCAAGAAGTTGCGCAAAGTAATCAACTTGGTCCACTTGTGGCTTTTTGTCTTCAACCTTGATCTCGCGCATGACCCCGGCAACGGACACCACATCAGCCCTGCGTACGCGGACATGGCCGCAGTGTCCGCAGGTATCACCGCCACCCCACAGATGGCCACACCGTGGGCACTTGGATGCTTCCTTCTCTTTTCCGGTGGGTTCGGTGCGTGGTTTTTTGTCCTCGTCGCCGGTCAGGGTGTTGACGCCCTCGTTGTAGAGCTTGTTCCACGAATCCTGAAACCGCAGGAAGTTTCCGCTGTTGTCCTGCACCACGGCAAACTCGTCGTCGCCAAATGGACGGGCAACGCGTCCCATCATTTGAACGTGCTCTGAAAAACTCTTCTTCAGTGGCCGCGCCAGGATGACGTGTTTCACATCCGGTTGATCAAAGCCCCGTGTCAGGATGGCCACCGAGATCACGATCTTGATATCTGAGTCAGGCTTGGCGAAGTCGGCCAGCACCTCGGCTCGGTATTCGTCCTCATCGTTAGAACTGATTTGGACAGCGTTGATACCAGCCTCATTGAACTTCTGGGCGAGCTCTGCGCCATGGGCGATGCCACAGCTGAAGCAAATCGTCTTGCGGTACTTGCCCCAGACCTCGTTTGAGATGCGGATGTAGTCGGCCACGATGTCGCCAACGATCTGCTGCCCACGGGCTTCCAACTCGTCTTTCTTGAACTCACCGGCCACGATCTTTACCCCGGTGGTGTCGATCTCACTGGCGACAAAAACCCGGTAGGGAACCAGGTACTTGCGCTCCACCAGTTCACGCATTGTGATCACGCTGGTGACGCTGGTGAAGTAGTGGCCGAGCTCTGGATTGATGACCTTCAGTTCCTTACGTGTGTTCAGCAGGCGCTTAACGGATGCCCGTAGCGCCACATGCACCTCATCAATGAAGCAGATGTCAAAGGCTGGCCAGGTCTCCATGCGCTCAAGAGTCTGGGCGGTTGCCACCTGGACCTGGGCGTCTGGCCGGTAGCGCCAGTGTTTGGCCATCAGGACACCGTGCTCAATGCCGTGGGCATCAAGGTGTTTAGAGAACTGCTCCACCAGCACCCGGCGCTCGCAAATGAAGACGATTTTGGAGCCTTTGTCCTTGGCTGCCTTGATCATCTGCAGCATAATTATGCTTTTTCCCGCGCCTGTGCTCGCTGACAGAACCTGTCTTTTATGACCCTCACGGAACCCCTGGCGAAGCCCTTCAATGGCGTTGTTTTGGTATTCCCTGTCTTCGATCTTCATGCCTTTAACCTCTTAAGTTGGTTTTGCAAACTGATGGGGTCATTGGGGTCGCTCATCATCCATTCGTAGGAAAACACGAAACCCTTTGTTTCTCTTCTTTCTCCAACGCAGCAGCTGTATATATTTCCACGGCCAGCCCCGGTTGCTTTCATTGCCTCTGCTATAGAAATGAAACGCAGCACATCGCCATTTGCGACACTGGTGGCCCTGACAGGTATTCTTAGGGTGGCGCAAGCCATACCACTGCTTCGTAGGGTTGCATTTCGTTTCGCCTGGGCCTCTGGCGTGTGAGACATTCGTCCGGCATGAGCAAGCAACTCCATCAGGTGTGGGTTGTCGCGCCTGGCTATAGACATGCGAATCCTGGCAGGTGCCGTCCTGGTCCTCTGAATCCCAATCTTTGGGTCATTCGACTTGTCCATATTGAATAAAACCCCAGTAGAGAACATCTCATCGAGAATTCTTTGCTCCTCTTTTAGGGCGTCATCAATCGTGTCGCAGGACTTAAGACGCACAAACTCAAACGCACTCTCACCATACAAATTCCAAGCCCTCTGCAAATAAATAGAGTGATGAGTACCTCTTCTTAATAAGTTTTTATGGGAACCAAATCTCCTCCCCATGTGGCGACTTTGACCAACGTAGAAACGTCCAGATGCCTTGTGAGTAATTGAGTACACGCCAATGCCCATGATTAGTTCCTGTCGATAGATTTAAGGCGCCGTTGATACGATTGACACTGCTTCATCAACTCTGCTCGCTCGTTCTGCAACTGGTCACGCGAGTGGGTC